TATACATCAAAAGAAATGCTCTTCCAACATTCACGCTTGATTATGGTGAAACGGAAGGACAGACAAAGTCAACAACAACAGAAACAGCAGACGACGCACGACGCATTATTAAAGTAGGTAAGGGGGGTAATATGACAGACGTTACTTGGGACGGCGCGGGCGAAGCTGTTAATGATCGTTATAAACGCATAAGAAATTCATTTTTCGAACAAATACAAGTGCCAGACACGTCTTTTGCAAATATGATTGCGTCAAATACAAGTGCAGAAAACAAAGAACTGATATTTGCTGATGCAAAGGCAAAAGCGCGCGATTTGGGTGGACGATGGGAGCGCATGTTCTTACAGGAAGTAAAAATTGTTTCAGAGTTCATGAAAATCATGTTTCCATCATATGCAAACGCGCTTGAGACAATGGCAATCCGTAGTGTCATTCGTCCTTATTCAATACGAACAAAGAAAGAAAATGCGGAGTATGTTGCACTTGCGGGTGACAGCATGAGTCTTGAAACGAAAGTAAAACAACTTGACGAAGTTGACAATATACAAGCTGAAGTTGACAGAATTGAAGAGGAGAACAGAACAAACGCAAACCAAGGAGTATTATAAATGAAAAAGAACATAGAGGCGAGAATTAAAATACCGTTATATTCTGGTGATTTAATAATTGTACAAAGTGATGATATACAAAAAGTACTCGACAAGTACGGTGTCAAATTTGACGTACACGGGTATGAAGCGGTCACATTCAGACATGACACGCGTAGTGGTTACACAAGATATGTCATTGCCTTTGAAAATCCAGTAAATTCAAGAATTGTTGCTCATGAATCTTTGCATGTTGTTACATATTTATTTGAGGACCGTGGGATGCGTATTGATAACATGAATGATGAACCAGCCGCCTATTTACTTGGGTGGGTTGTTGGACAAATACACAAAAGAATTAAAATTGATGACAGTAAACTATAATTAAACTATGCCACTTCCTAGCCAAAGAAAATATGACGCGAAGCACTTGGCTAATATTGAAAAGTATTCAGCAAAAGTCCGCGCGGCTTATCTTGAAGCACTAAAAGAAGTCACACGGTTAACATATAAGCTCAATTTAAATAAGAATAACGAGTTTTACTTCAGAAACTACAGCGCAGTAAATAAGAAAGTCAATAAAGTTCTTCGTGAATTGTATAACAAAGTATATGGCACAACCGTGTCTGGAATTAATACTGAATGGGATTTAGCAGTCGAAAAAAACAATGAACTTGCACGATATGTTTTTGGACAAGAATTAAAAGACCTTCCAGTGCGTGTGCGTGACAAATATTTTTCAAACAATGCAGCAGCACGCCGTGCATTTGTGTACAGGAAAGACGCTGGTTTGAAGTTATCGCAAAAAGTATGGAATAATACACGGCAATATAAAAAGGAACTTGAATTGGCGCTCGAATTAGGAATTGGAAAAGGAAAGTCTGCACAATCACTCGCAAGGGACGTCCAAGGTTATTTAAACGAGCCTGACCGATTATACAGAAGAGTGCGCGAAAAGCCGGGCGGTGTTTTACGACTCAGCAGAGCAGCAAAAGCATACAGTCCGGGCCAAGGACGCTCACGCAGCTCATATAAAAATGCATTTAGGTTGACGCGAAATGAGACGAATTTCAGCTATGAGCAGAGCCAGCATGACAAGCGGCAAGAACAAACGTTTGTTGTAGGTGTGTTAATCAAGGTCAGTCCAAGTCATAATCCTGCACACGATAAGGGAGGAGTTCCGTGTCTTCAACTTCAGGGTAAATATCCAAAGAATTTTGATTTCACGTACAAATGGCATGTGAATTGTAAATGTCAGTCGTTTAACATAATGAAAACGCGTAAGGAATTAGATGAAGACGTGCAAACAATCTTGTCAGGCAGGGAGCCAACTGGCAAAAGCGAAAACAAAGTCACAAAACGCACAGCAGCATACACAAAATACAAAGCTAAGAACAAAAAGAAATGGGCAAACTATAAAAGTGTGCCCAGAACATTCGAAAAGAATTAGATTTTGTTTTTATTCGTTTCTTGTTGCTTTTGTAACACCACCAACAACTGTGTGTAATTCGTCACTCAAATCAGTTTTCAATGTTTCTAAATATTTTTTAATAACATCTTTAACGTCATAAAAGTCATCTTTTGAATTCATTACCGCGATTTCTTTTGGAATTTCGATTATGTTTAATGCGTCAAAAAAGTATCCACCAGTAATTGCACGCAATCCCTTGCATGGAGCTGTTTCTCCATCACTTAAAAATCTATAATAATCAGTGTATCCATTTTTTGTAGTAGAAACGAGAATAATTTTGTCACCATTTTCTAGTCTTAATTTAATTTCTTGAGTTGTCATAATTGCAAAAGTTTTGATTAATATTAAGTTTGTACATGTCAAATGTACAACCATTTATCCACTCCACCAAACTTTTTAAAAACTTTTTTAAAAATATTTTTAAAAACGAATATTAAATATTTATTCCTCAGTCCTTTAGGTTACTAAAAAAATTTACTATATTTACTCCATAATTAAAAAAAATCTAAAAAAATGTTCGAAAAAATCTTACAAAAACTAAAGTCACAAAGAGAAAAAAATTCAAATGTGACAGACAGGTCTTTAGAAGACTTGGCGAGATCGTTGGAGCCTGTAATCACTACGGACGACATCCTAGAAAAAATGGACTTAACAGCATCAATCAAAAGCATTGATGGTAATATTAGCCATTACACTGCTGATGCTGTGAAAAATGCAAAGAAAAAGGAGGATGATGCTGCTGCCGCAAAGAAAAAGGAAGATGAAGAGGAAGAAAGAAAGAAGCAACAGCAACAGAAACCCACTGAAGAAATGCCAGCATGGGCCAAGACCATTGTTGAACAAAATGAAAAACTGACAAACAGTTTGAACACTTTGCATACGGAGAAAGCTACTTCAACAAGAAAGAGCGAATTAATGAAGTCATTGGTTGATAAGGATGGAAAAGAACTTCCAGAATTTTATACTAAACCAATATTGAGCGCATTTGATCAAACTAAGTTTGAGAGTGATGACGAGTTCAATAATTATTTAGGAAGTATAAAATCTAATACGGAAGATTTTAGCCAACATGTAAAAGAGCAAGGTATAACTTTTGGTATTCCGGGTAAGGACGCAGAATTGCCAGAAGAGACTGGAGAAACCGGAACATTATCTGAAGCTCGTAAGGTTGTTAAAGAACAAAAAGAACAACAACAAAAAGCTTAATTATTTATTGAAAAAAGATGGAACAAATTACGAAATCAAGCGATGCCTTGACCAAAAAGAATATCATTAATCGGATTAGTGATATTCCCGGTGGAGTTTCAATCGTGCTTTCAACACTTGTTGTTGGAAATATAGTATTGGAAGGAACACCACTAGCGGCCCCATCGAGTGGGAAGCGTGAAATCTGTAAGCAAGCCAAGTTATTGGCGGGCTCAACTACAACTGTTTTCCGTGTGGAAACAGGGACACATCACTTCAAAACTGGTGAATACATTATGCAAGCAACAGGAGGAGCAGCATACGCAGGAACAGTCGTTGTGGCTGCGGGAACTGCCAACGGAATCACTTATGACACGATAACTGTTGGAACTGCGCTTGAGTCTGGTGCTGAAGGAACGTTCATTTATCAATCATCCGCGACTGGTGCCGCTGCGGGGGCCCTTTCAAATGTGGCTGATACTATAATAAAAGAACCTTTCGAGGTTCCTGCGACTACTCAGGTTATTTGGATGGCGGACGCGCACTTACGTGCTGACGTTGTGGAAGCTACCATTGGGGCCTTGTATCTTGCTACTTTGGACGTAAATGAAGTTAAATATTAAAAATTACAATTATGCCAGGACTAGCTAAGAATAAACCTGTAGTATTGGGATCAATGCTTACAGTACAAGACATCCAAGGGTGGTATTTAGACAATCCTTTGAAACCTTCAACAGCTCAACAATCATTTCCTTTGGTTCAGTCGGATCAAAAGAGCTGGAAAACTATCTCAAACAACGCATTGCTTCAGAACGAAGCTGCTGACCCTATTTCCCTTAATTCCAAAGTGCCTGTTGCAGGTCGTGAAGGATATAAGGACGTGATGGGTGAAATGGCACCGTTTGGTAAAGCGCGTGAAATGACAGCCGACGAAATCGAAAAATTTGAAGCCTTAAAACGTAAGTTTGCAGAGTTGAAAAACCCTGCTGTTGCTCAACAGTTGCTTGACTTCTATGGAGATGATTTATCATTCGTTAGAACAGCAATGAACGCAGAAATGGCGTACTTATCATGGGCTTTAGTTTCGAATGCTTGTAGTATTGGTTTTGTTGCTGCAAATTCGCCATACATGCAGGGATTAACTGCTATGGATTATGGTGTTGAAGCATGGCAAAAAGATGACGTTGCAACCGCTTGGTCGGACCCTGCTGCGTTGATCTTGGACGACATTGAATCAGCACTTGAGCTTGGTGACACTTATGGTAAGGTATATACTACTATTACAATAAATAAAAAGTGGTTTAATTATGTACGCAAAAACACGCAAGTACAGAATTACTCAGCAACTTTGGTACAAACTATCACAAACACACAAGCACCTCCAACGCTTGAAACAATCAATTCTATGTTGGAAGAGTACTTTAATGTGCCAGTGAAGTTTAGAGTTGTTGACGAGAAAATCACTCGTGCAAGTAGAAATGATGTGAAGACAACCATTAATCCGTTCGCGGATGGTGTTGCTGTTTTCTCTCAATCAACTATATTAGGTCACTTTGAATGGAATGCAATTCCTACAGTTGACCCAACACGTGAAACTTTTGAGAGCTTTTTCTTAGTAGGAAACTACAAGGAGATTGATCCATCGTATAGTAAAATATACGCGAAAGGACGAGGTTTCCCTGTTGTGGACACTTATGCTGATAACTTTTATTTGAAAATTGACGCAGTTGCGTGGCCATAAAATAGCAATCTTATGACAATTGCAGAAGCTTTAAAAGCAATAAATATTTATCCTATCACTGATAATACAATTGAAAAGATTTGTATTGACAGAGGACTTGACCATACTGCGGAATACACGCAGACTATAGGACAATCTGACGCGTATATACTCGCAACAGCAGAC